ATTATACCTATTCCAGAAGAACTAGAACTGTACGAACAAGCAAAGAAACACCTAAAGCAGTACAGTTACCGTGATGTAGCCAATTGGTTAAGTGATCAATCAGGCCGACATATATCACATGTAGGACTATACAAGAGAGTTAGACTTGAGCAGAAGCGTAAGAAAGAAGCTGCAAACCAACGCTACCTTGCCGAGCGATACAAAGCGGCGCTCGACAAAGCGGAAAAAATCGAAGCCCAAATCCGTGGTGGTAGAGAAGAGTCCAGCCCAGCCGAAGCCTGAAGCTCTAGACTATGAGGAGATAGCTCGTGAAGTCATCTTTGAACCCAATGAGGGGCCACAGACAGACTTCCTTGCATCTACAGAGCAAGAAGTATTATATGGAGGATCAGCTGGTGGAGGCAAGTCTTATGCTATGGTTGCTGATCCTGTTCGTTATCTAGGTAATCCTAATGCTAGGATGCTTCTAGTACGTAGAAGTACAGAAGAACTTAGAGAACTTATTTCAGTATCTAAACAGCTTTATCCTAAAGCTATCCCTGGAATCAAGTTTATGGAACGAGATAAGACTTGGGTAGCTCCTAGTGGTGCAACTCTCTGGATGTCTTACCTAGACCGTGACGATGATGTTATGAGATACCAAGGTCAAGCCTTTAACTGGATTGGCTTTGATGAACTTACACAGTGGCCTACCCCTTATCCTTGGAATTATATGAGGTCACGACTTAGAACAACTAAAGCTAGTGGCTTACCACTTTACATGAGAGCTACTAGCAACCCTGGAGGTCCAGGTCATCAGTGGGTCAAGAAGACCTTTATTGATCCTAGCACTCCTAGTGAAGCATTTTGGGCAACGGATACAGATAGTGGTGAAGTTATATGCTGGCCGAAAGGTCATAGTCGGGAAGGTGAGCCACTGTTTAAACGTAGGTTTATACCTGCTACCTTATTCGATAATCCTTATCTAGCAGAAGATGGTATGTATGAAGCTAATCTTCTGTCGTTACCTGAGCATCAACGAAGGCAGCTACTAGAAGGTGACTGGGATATTAACGAAGGTGCAGCCTTTCCAGAGTTTAATCGTAAAGAGCATGTAGTAGAACCTTTTGATATACCTAACAGCTGGGTAAAGTTTAGAGCTTGTGACTATGGCTACGGATCTGCTACAGGAGTGCTTTGGTTTACTGTAAGTCCATCTGAACAATTAATTATCTACAGAGAAATGTATGTTTCTAAAGTTACTGCAACAGACCTAGCCGATCTAATACTAGAAGCTGAAGATGGTGAAAAGATACGGTATGGTGTTTTGGATTCTAGTTTATGGCATAATCGTGGTGATACTGGACCATCATTGGCTGAACAGATGATTATGAAGGGTTGCCGTTGGAGACCTTCAGACAGATCTAGAGGTTCTCGTGTAGCTGGTAAAAATGAAATACATAGACGCTTACAAATAGATGAGTTTACAGAAGAGCCAAGAATGGTCTTTTTTAATAATTGTACTAATACTATTTCTCAAATACCAGCTATACCTTTAGATAAAAACAACCCTGAAGATGTGGATACACACGCAGAAGATCACTTGTATGATGCTTTAAGGTACGGTATAATGACTAGACCACGAAGCAGTCTATTTGATTTTGATCCTAATAATCATAGTACAGGATTTCAAGTTTCAGACGCAACCTTTGGCTATTAAGGATAAGATATGGAAGAAGATGAATTTTTTGAAGATACGATGGAGTCAATAGATTCCAATGCATTGGATGATATTAAGGCGGAAGATTACTCTGATCCAGCCTCAGGTACTATTGTAGGTTTAGTCCAAGAGAAATACAGTAAAGCTTCTACTGCCCGTGAAACTGAAGAACAACGTTGGATTCAAGCTTACCGCAATTATCGTGGTATTTATGGGCCTGATGTACAGTTCACCTCTACAGAAAAATCCAAAGTATTTGTTAAAGTTACTAAAACAAAAGTACTTGCTGCATATGGTCAAATTGTAGAAGTATTATTTGGGAGTAATAAATTTCCTATTAGTATTGAGCCTACTACTCTTCCTGAAGGTGTAGCTGAGTCTGTATACTTTGAGTCTAATCCAGATATGCAAAAAGCTAAAGGTGGTCCTAGTCAAGAGGACATGCAGCTTTTACCTGGAGAAACTATGACAGATCTTCGGGAACGTCTAGCAGGTATGCAAGATAAGTTTGAACCTGTAATGGACCTTCTTAAAGAAGGTAATGGTAAAACTGCTACTGAAATAACTTTTCACCCTGCAATGATTGCTGCAAAGAAAATGGAAAAACAAATCCATGATCAGCTAGAAGAGTCTGGTGCTAATAAACAACTACGTGTAGCAGCTTTTGAATGTGCTTTATTTGGTACAGGTGTAATGAAAGGTCCATTTGCGGTAGATAAAGAATACCCTAACTGGGCTGAAGGTGGAGAGTATTCACCAACTTACAAGACAGTACCACAAACTTCTTCTGTATCTATATGGAATTTTTATCCAGACCCTGATGCATCTAATATGGATGAAGCAGAGTATATTGTAGAACGTCATAAAATGTCTCGTTCACAACTACGTGCACTTAAACGCCGACCTTTCTTCCGTGCTAATGCTATTGATAATTCAATTAAACTTGGTGAGTCCTACACTAAAGAGTGGTGGGAACAAGTTATGGAAGATGATGCCCAAGAAACTAGAACAGAACGTTATGAAGTTCTTGAGTTCTGGGGTAATGTAGATAAAGAAGTTCTTGAAGGTCATGACATTGATATTCCTTCAGAACTTTCTGATATGGATGAACTGAGTGTAAACATTTGGGTCTGTAATGGACAAGTGTTACGTTTAGTTATGAACCCTTTTACACCTGCAATTATTCCATACTTCTCTATGCCTTACGAAGTAAGTCCTTATAGCTTTTTTGGCATTGGCATTGCAGAAAATATGGATGATACTCAAACCCTAATGAATGGGTTTATGCGTATGGCAGTAGATAATGCCGCATTGTCAGGTAATATGCTTATTGAGGTTGACGAGACGAATCTCGTCCCAGGGCAAGACCTCTCCGTGTATCCAGGGAAGGTGTTCAGGAGACAGGGAGGGGCACCTGGTCAAGCCATTTTTGGCACCAAGTTCCCTAACGTATCTAACGAGAACATGCAGATGTTTGACAAGGCAAGGGTATTAGCAGATGAGTCAACTGGATTTCCATCTTTCGCACATGGTCAGACAGGGGTATCTGGTGTTGGTCGTACTGCTTCTGGTATTTCTATGCTTATGTCTGCTGCCAACGGCTCTATCCGTAACGTAGTTAAAAATGTAGATGATTATTTGCTTGGTCCACTTGCTAAAGCTTTCTTTAGTTTTAACATGCAGTTTAATTACGACGAAGAAATCAAAGGTGATCTTGAAGTAAAAGCTCGTGGTACTGAAAGCCTAATGGCTAATGAGGTACGAAGTCAACGATTAATGCAATTCTTACAAGTTGTACAAAATCCTGTGTTAGCTCCATTTGCTAAGATGGATTATATTATTCGTGAGATCTGTAAGTCTATGGATCTTGATCCAGATAAACTTGTAAACTCTATGTCTGATGCTGCAATTCAAGCTGAGATACTTAAAAAGTTTAAAGAAGAGAATCCACCACCACCTCCACCAGAAGGACAAGCTCCTCAAGGTGGACAGCCTCAAGGTGGTGCTCAGGGCGCTCCTGCTGGCGCACAGGTACAGGATACTCAAGGTAGCGGGGGTGGTAACATAGGTACTGGTACAGCTCCTACACCAGGAGAACAGGGCTTCTCAGCTAATACTGGTCAACAACAGGTACAATGAAACTAGTCGTGAATAATACACTAAAGCCTTTTGTAAATAACCCAGAGTTATACACTCCGTTTATTGAAGAGATTGCTGAACGGATCGCCTTTACACATGTAACACTAGAACAGTCTAGGGAGATTGATGAGATCTATAGACTACAAGGTGAGATACGTGCACTACGATCACTACTACGTTTGAGGGACAAAATTAATGGCAGCTCTTGAAAATCAAATGCAATCTATGCTACCATCTGCTGATGATGATATTCGTCCAGAAGATTACCCTCAGTATAAACCTGACGACTTTACTGGTAGAAGTTTTGCAGCTGACTCCTTTCAAGAAACCAAAGATAGATTTATGGATGCAGGTAAGATTGATGTAGACCCTGATGACCCTGCTATCTTTACTGCATATAAACGTGCTGTAGATTATCTTAAAGACACAGGACTTGCAGGTTTAGGTCTAGCTGATACTGCATTTAAATATGCTGTAGGTTCTGTAGCTCAAGTTATGCCAACAGAACAACTAGAAAAACGTATGGCTAGAGATCTTTACTCTATGCCAGAAGCCTTTGGTGGAGCTGTAGGTGCTAAGAGCATAACTCAACTTGACGATGCAGCTGATGCATTCCTTGCAGGATCTAAACAAGTAGCACAAAAGCTAAAAACAGAGTATGATCCCTCGATGGTTAGAAGCTTTGTTGGTGCTACTCCTCCTACTTATCAAAAACGTGAGGCTCCTTTATCATTCTTATCGGGAGAGTCGGATTCTACTTCTGATGAAGTTTTAGATATTTATAATCTTAAGTCTTTAATGTTTAGAGAACCTATTGCTGAGTTTGCAAAAACTGTAAATATACCTAAAAAAGGTTTATTAGGTTCAGAGTTTTTAAGTCAAATAAAAAAGAATCCATCTATTCCAGAAACCTCTATACAAGATGAAATTATAGATCCCAGTAAAAGATATACTAGAGATGAATTACTTGATGTTGTAGAAGGGAGAGGTATATCTCAAAGTTTTGCAAACATAGCTGAGAATAAAGTAACTCAATTTGAACAGTATCAACGACAACGTAGAGATGCAGGTTTTGTAGGTGGAACTGAACTTTCTTACTTTGATATACCTGTAGTATCTAATGTAGGATTTCCAGGTAAAAAATTTAAAGCTCATTCTCAGCACTATGAGGATGGAACTCTAGTTCATGTTAGGGGGTCTATTATAGATAGTAGCGTTCCTTTCTCTGAATTTAACACTGGCCCTTCTGGCGAAATAGTTATTGATTCAACTAGGAAGTTTATAGACTTTGATAATATAATTGACGATAATAACTTTTTACTTGTAGAAGAAATTCAATCTGATCTACTTACTAAGGGTTATGTAAAACCTAAAAGTCCTTTTGACGCAGCTTTCTCTAAAGCCATTGAAAAGTATAATGCTGATAATCCTGTAAGTTATCAAGAGGCTTATGGAGATATTTCTACTGACATACAAAAGATTTTTAAAGAGTTAGATGAAGAAGGGATATATTCTCCAGAACTTCCTATCCAGCTAGAATCACTTAACTCTAACCCATTTTTTAGCCCTGAAACAGAAGCTGCTTTTACTAATAAGATTTCAGATAGAGGTTACACAACCTTTGAAGAACTTAAAGACTATATCAAAAGTCAAAATACAAGTTCTAATCATTTTTGGGGTATGCTTAGTAGGTTAGAAAGTAGAGTCCCAGGTGTTTCTGTAGTTAATACTGCACCAGGTGGAAAAACTTATAGTGATCTATCTTTTGACTTAGATAATGAAGAATTTGAAGAACTTTGGGAGACTTTTTATGAGTCTGTAAAAGGTAGTGAGATTGATCATGAAATTCATATGCATAGATATGAAG